GTCAGATAGGGGTCCTGGATCATCATGCAGAGCGGGATGGCCACCGTGATCCCGGCGGCCGCCTTGAGCGTCAGCACGACGGTGCCCCCGGAACCGTTCCGCTTGATGGTGGCCGTGGCCGCATCGGAACCCCCCGTCAGCACGACACCCCTGAGGGTGACGGCCGCACCGCCAGCGCTCAGCGGGCCGGTGGTGAACTCCTTGGGGGTCCCGTACATGGGGCCGGCTTTACAGCGGCTCCCAGTCGACCGTCACGTGGAACGGACCCACGTCGATGCCGTTGCCCACCTTCTGGGTCTGGAGCGTGAGCACGTCGCCGGACGCCAGGTCCGCCCCTTGGGCGTACGTGGCGTTGAACGGGATGTTCGCCTCGTCGAACGCCACGAGGTTCACGCCCGTGACCAGGTCGAGGTTGCCCAGCTCGGCGGAGCCGACGCCGGCGGCGCCCTTGTTCACCACGTTGAGGTTCTTGGTGTTGGTGTTGTTGCCCGTGGCCGCCGCCTGGGGCGTGACTCGGACGCCTCGGACGCGGCACTTGGAGGGGGCCGCGAAGATCTGGTCCTCGCGGGTCGCCGTCGCGGCGACCACCTGCGCGACGAACGCGCTCGCGTTCTTTTCCTCGGACGTCTTCGTTCCAGCGCCCATGTTCTCTTCTCCAGCCTCAATGGGGGGGCGCTCTGGGCGCCTCCCTGGTCTGCGTCAGGCCTACGAGATCAGCGCCTGCATCCCTCGCCACTCGATGACGTCGGCGCCGTACTCGTGACGCACCTTCCACGAGAACTTGTCGGCGCTGAACACGGAGCCCTCGGTCGGGCTGTCCTGCATGAGCAGGACCGGCTCCTCCTGGCCATCGACGAACCCGACCTCGATCGTCTCGACGAGGGTGGGGTCGGCGAGGATGAAGGCGTCGTTGGCGTCGGTGAGGGTCTCGACGACCATGTAGTCGTTGAGCCCGTACTTGGTCGCGATGTAGTTGGGCTCGGTCGCGTTCTGGCCCGAGACCCCGAACACCGGGATGCTCGTGAGCCGGATCGCCAGCTCTTCGAGCTCGGGCGGCACGATCAGGAGCTTCGGCGAGATCCCGAGGACGGTGTTGTTGTCCCGGTCCCGGACCTTCAGCAGGCGCTGGCGAGCGACCGAGACGGTGGTGGCCGAGAGGGCCGCCGCCTGGATGTTGCCCGCGGATGAGAAGCCGCGTGCAACCGAAGCCGCGAACAGCGCGACGCCGTCGTCCAGGTTCGGGTTCGTCACGACCAGGTCGATGACGAACTTGTTGAGCGCCCTCTTGGCCGACAGGGCGATCTTGAGCGGGAGCTGCCGGACGAGGTTGACGTCGTCGTTCTTGATCGACTCGCGGGTGATCGAGACGATTCCGCCGCGCTTCGCCGGCGCGTAGCTCACGAGCTCGTCCGTCGGATCCAACAGCTCCGGGTACGCGCTTCCCTGCGGGACGATCGCCACGTCGGCGAAGCTACCGAGCCTCATCCGCTCCTGGTTGCGGAAGTCGGCCAAGGGCGTGATGCTGCTGACGAGCCGCCGCCACCGGTCGTAGATGACCAGCGAGCGGTACTCGGCGATCATCCGCCGGTTGAGCGTCGACCGGAACAGATTCGATAGCGTCCCGGTCCCGATCGCCTCCATCACCCGGCCGAAGCGCTTGAGCCCGGGCGCGTCCTGGACGTAGCCGGTGACGTCGGCGTCGCCCGTGATCCCCTCGTACATGCGACGGAGGGAGCGGTACCCGTCCTTGGGCGCGTCCTTGCCGGTCTCCTTCTTGAACTCGGCACGTGCGGCCTCGCTCGCACCGCGCCAGAAGAAGCCCTCCACGCCCTCGCGGATCTTGTCGGCATAGTCTGCGGAGACCTCGGCGTCGGTCGTGCCCTGACCGGTGCCCTTGATCCCCTCCTCGAGCTTCGCGGACTCCGTGACGTACCGGTCCGCGATGGCCTTCAGCGCCGGCTCGTCCGCGCCTTCCTTCAGGAGCATGGCCTCGCGGGCCAAGTCCCCGAGTCGGCCGAACGTGCGGCCCTTCATGACCCGATCGACTCGGGCCTCGTGGAGCATCATGCGGTCGGCGTCGGACAGACCCGCGGCCTTCGGAGCGTCGGGGGTCGGGGTGGCGATCGGCGCGGTGACCGGAGCGGAGGTCACGACCATCGTCGCG